ACAGAAATGTCTTCCCTTTTTTTATGGGCACTGATTTTGATTAGAGATTAGAATATAAAATTATTTTTTTATTTTTAATAAGACAAAAATTCGTTGATTATTACTACCTTTAAAAAGACTTGACAGCTTGCTATTCTATTTGGTATACTTAAATTACGCAACTAAAAGAGCAACTATGAAATTTAAATTAAAAGAAAAAAAAGCACCAGTTTGGTTTAAGAAAAGTTTTAAAGAAATGGAATCTAATAAGAAAGCTTGCGCTGATATTCTAGGCGTAGGAGTTCATTGGTTAGAAAATAAAAAAAGAAACTCAATGTTAGAGTCTGAACTAATGAAGACTTTTAATATTTCAAAAGATGAAGTACTTAAATTTAAATTATTAGTTAAAGTTTATAATGCTATGGGAGATCTTATGTGGGCTAAGTTTAGATTAAAGAATATAGGAACTGATTGGGCAAGACCAGGACATATTAAATATAATCCTAAAAAGAATTTATTGATATTATATAAATCACCATTAGATATTCTTACTGAAACATTTAAAAAAGCATTTAACCAGTATGCAAAAACAATTGAAGATAAATAGTGGAATAATTATTACTGCATTAATAGTTTTCTTGTTTGGGATTATCTCAACAAGCTATAATGTTTTTCAATTACAGAAAGCTATTGGACTTTCATCTCAGATAATTAACAACACAGAGATTAATCATTCTTTAGAAGAAGAATATAGAATTCAAATATCTTATTGGTCTAAAATATATGGAGCTGATTTAAACAAAGCATTAGCAATAGTTAAAGCTGAATCTAATTTTAAGAATATTTGTAACTATGAAAGCTGTAGATTTGGTCAAGGAATATTTATGTTCATTCCAACTACATGGAAAGGCACTGGAGATAAAATGAAACAAGTTACAGGAGATACAATGGATCCATATTTAAATATTCAAAGAGGAATTTATTTATTAAAAACAGAAGGTGATTATCATTGGGATATGAGTAAACATAATTGGAAATAAATATAAAATAAATAAGAAAAAATAAATATGAACCAAATTACTTTAGAATCATTTTTTGAAAAATATATTGCAGAAGCTATAAGAAAGGTTGAAGAATCTTATCCAGATAATGGAAGACCATGGCTTAAAACTAATTTAGATTCTTATCAATCAGAATCTAATAGAGTTACTCTTTATGTTTTAGAAGGAAGTCCGTGTAAGGGATATATAATTGTAAATTATGGTTCAAAATATATTAGAGCTTTTAATGCATGGAATAAACAAATATACCAATGTAATGTTCAAAGTAAATTTTTAAATAGTTCTGAATAAAATGAAATTTACATCAAAACAAAAACAAAATATTTTAAAATGGTTTAAAAATAAAGAGTATAATAAGATGGTAAGATTCTATCGCATCAAAGATTTATCTTATTGTTTAGAACTTCCATTCACTAGAACTAATATTAATTTTGTAGAATCTAATATGAAATGTAAGCAGTGTGGAAGGTGTTGTACTATTATTAAACACAGAGGAAAGTTAAATCATATTAGTTTAGTAGATGGTGAACTTAAAAAAATAGCTAAGGCTATTAGTTTAAAAGAAAAAACTGTTAAAGAATTTTATTGTAAAGAAATTAAAGGTCGTTGGTTTTTAAAAGCTCCATGTCATTTTCATACACAATATGACAATGCATTAAACCAAGAATGTAAAATTTATGGAAGCAGACCTACAGCATGTAAAATGTTTCCATTACAAAATCCAAAGAAAATAAATTATGAGGGTATGCCATATCTGGCAATCACTCTATCTCCGCATTGTCCTGCGGTGAAAAGTTTCTTAACAAAGCAATGGTTTCCTAATTTAATTATGTATAAAAAATTAATTGAGGAAGAATTGCGCCAACAAAAAAAATGGATTCAGCAACAGAAAAAAAAATAGAAGTAAAAGATAATAATGTAGAAGAGATTAAAGAACCGGGAATTCAACCAATCAGAGAAGATATTAAAGAACCAGAAGTTCAAGCAGTTAAGGTAGATCCAGATCTTCAAAATACATTAGTAAAAGCATTTCAAGCTAATAAGTATTTTATCTGCATCACTAGATTAGAGGGAGATAAATTAAGTCATGATACTTTTACTAGAGAGTTTAAGAAAGGAGATATTGCTCCAACACTAGATGCTTGGGCAGATGCCATGACTAAAGAGATGGAATAATAAAGGTCGAAGTAATAAGTAATTAGGAATAAAATTATGACAGATACAATCAAACCAACAGTTGGAAGAGTAGTCTATTACAAATCCTATGGCACTCCTAATGGAGAATATAAGTCAGAGGATAGAGCTGCAATCATTACTGCTATTAAGAATGATACAACAGTAAGTTTATGTGTTCTAAATCCAACTGGTATGTTCTTTAATGAATGTGTTGAGCAAGGACAAGAAGGTGGTCAGTGGGATTGGATGCCGTTTCAGAAAGATCAACAGGCAAGATTAGCTAAATAAAGGTCGAAGTAATAAGTAATAATTAATAAGGATACTATTATGGACCCAGAAAAAAATGATTTAGTAGTTGAAAGACAAGTAGCACCTGTCTTTCCAGATGATGATTATGAAATGCAATTAATGGATATTCAAAACTTTGAACGTCCAGCATTTAATAATCCAGATGAAACCACACCATCATTCAAGATTACTTTCAATAGTGACTATGATCCAGAATCAACAGGTAAGCCATGGGAATTTACTTGGTTTATCAGTAAGTCATTATCAAGTCGAAGTAATTTATATAAGTTAGCTAAAGCAATTCTTGGTAAAGAGTTTGATGAAACCTCTGATACGTTTGATGCTTCATTAATGATAGGAAAGAAAATAAGATTAGTTTTAAAAACTGAAACTTCAAAACTTGGTAGAGATTATTCTAAGGTAGAAACTGTTTTATCAGCTAAAGCTAAATAAATTTAGTAAAGGGGCGGGATATCTTTCTCGCCTCTTAAGAATTATGTGGAAAGAATTTTTAATTCAACGAGGAATCAATGAAGAAATAATAAAAGAATCTAAGATAACTTATTCATACCCATGGTATAGAATTCCATATCCAATGGAAAGGATGGAAACAATTAAAGGTAGATGGTCTGATGTTAATGGAAGTCAAAGACCAAAAAGTTTACCAAAGTATTTATGGCTTAGAGGTAAACCAGACTTTCCTTTTAATTGGGATCCCACTGGATGGGATACATTTGTTTATATCTGTGAAGGAGAGTTCGATACTATATTATTAAGATCTTCATTAGGTAATAATAGTAATGTCTTTGGGTTGCCTTTCGGTGCATCAACATTTAAGAATGAATGGGCTACTATTCTAAGAGATTCAGATGTTAAAGTATTTTCATTATTAGATAATGATTCAGCCGGAGATAAAGGAACACAAAACATTGCTAATAAAATAGGAAGAGATGTTTATAGAGCAGTATGGCCATCTGATACTATAGGATTTGATGTAACTGATTATGCTAAAAAATCTTCTAAGAATTTAGCTGATAGAATTAGTAACTTAGCCTTCAAAACTTTTAAAGCAGTTAATGAAGATTTATTAGTTTATAAATATAAAAGAGTTAGTGTTACTAAGGATGCAGATTTAAATCAGTTAAAGAAACAAATTCCAATAGATAATGTTATTAGTAAGTTCACTAAGATAAAGTCTATACCTTTAGGATGGCAAGCTTGTTGTCCATTCCATGAGGATAAAGTTCCTTCATTAGTAGTATATGAAAAGACAAATTCTTTTTATTGTTTTTCATGTGGAGCTGGAGGAAGTTCTTTAGATTTTATTATGAAAATTAATGGAGATATGAATTTATCAAAAGCTATTGATTTTTTAAAAAATAATTATGTCAAAGGAGAAGACAAAACAATCGAATAAAGAAGATAGCTCAAAGAAAACTAAAGAGAAAGTCGAATCCTATACAGAATTGATAGGAGGGGAAATCGATACTAAGCATAGAGGAAGATTATTATTTGAATCTATATTCAGAAAAGAAATTAATGATCCATTAATATATGCGGTCTATCCTCTTGATAGTGAAACTCCAGAGATAACCTATGAAACAGAATTAGTAGATGCTAAAGGTTTTCACTATAGACCTCCACTATCTTTTATAGAATCTTTCGAACATAACTTAATGAAATCACCTTCAGAGATTGAAGAGTATGGAACGACAAAAGAATTATGGAAAGAAGGTAGTGATCTTGTAGCAGATTATGTTGCACTAGATAAAGAAATTAATTTCATTGTAGTGTGGGCTATGTTTTATTTAAGTTCATGGGATAGATTTGATACATCAATGAATATAATAATCAGAGGTTCTCATGGAAAAGGGAAGAGTAGATTAGAAGATATGTTTAGATGGATGGTACCAAGAACATTAAACGCTTGTGTATGTTCATCAATAGCAGTTTTGTTTAGAGCATCAGCTGGTTTAAAACCATTGATTCTTTTTGATGAGTTAACTTTAAATCCAAAGAACCCAGACTTTGATTCCTTCGTTGCAATTTGGAACGCAGGATTTAAATCAGACTCTGGTGTTATTAGAAATGAAGCAAGAGGAGGTTTAAAATTTAAATTAAAATTTTTCGAATTACATTCTCCTAAGATTGCTATTCTTAAAGGTGCATCACCAGAACAAGCATTCGAATCTCGTTGCTTAGTTATTAAAATGCCACCTGGAAATAAAGCTGCTTGGGATTTATATACTAAGAGAAGAGCTGAAGGTATTGATATCTTAGAATTAGGTGATGATTTTAAGGAACGTGCACAATCATTTAGAAATAAATTAGTAATGTGGAAGTTTAGAAATTGGGATAGATTAAAAAATGTTACTGGTGAATTTGTTTTACCTGGTCAAGCTAGTATGCGTTTATTCCAGGTACTTAATCCAATGCTAACAGTTATCAATGATAAAGAAGAGAATATGAAGTTATTTAAATATGCACAGCGTGGAGAGAAACAACGTGAAGGTGAAGAAACTCCTGAAATTGATATCGCAGTATTCAAATTAATATGGAGAAGGTTAACTGGTCCTATTAAAGATCCACTAGATTTAAAAACTCTTTTATCTGAATTAATGGAAGAAGCTACAGCGTTAGGAATTACTGATGCTTATAAAATTACATCTCAAAAGTTAGGTTATATTGTTAAACATAAACTATATTTAGATACAGTTAGAGCTGGTACTGGAATGAGGGTAGTTACTACTATAGAGAATATGATTGAGTTAGCTTCTGATCTAGGTATAAGAAAACTTATAGCTAGTGATCTAGAAATTCTATCTACTTCTGGAAGGATAGCTCCTATAAAAGGAATTAAGAAAAAGAAAAAAGCAACTAACGTTACTATTGGTGGTCAAAAATTAAACATATGAAATTACCATTAACAAATAAACAAACAACGGTATTAACGTTAATAAGAAAAAGTTGGGTAGATAATGGTTACTCTCCAACTAGAAAAGAATTATCAAAAGACTTTGAGAAGAGTTGGAAGTTAAAATTAAGTCGTCAAGCTATAGACAGGCACATCTATGCACTTATAAAAAAAGAATATATAATTATAGATAAAAAGAAAGGTCAAAGAAATATTAAAATAAAAATATAAAATTATGAATATATGTAAAGAAATAGAAAAGTTTGCATTGACTAGAGAAAAGTTTAGGCAAGCTAAACGTAGATTAGATAAAGGTAAACGAACAGCGTTCTGGCCATCAGAGTGTTCAGTTCAATTACCAGGTCCAGTTAAGATAGGAAAATGTCATAGAGCTTTATGGTATAGCTTTAAGAATGAACCAACTACAAACTATATGGATGGTAGAGGTTGGAGAACTGTTAAAGCAGGATTAGCATTTGAAGCTTTAATGATTGAGAACATTAAAGAAATGAATATGTGGGATGCAAAGATGAATGATATTAGAAAATTCTTTAATAAAGAATTGAATATATCTGGAGAAGTAGATATCTTTGTTAAGGTTGATAATAAAACTATTGGTGTAGAATGTAAAACTATCTATGGGTATTGGGCTACTAAAGAAGTATTCACAATGAGAAATCCAAAGATAGAACATTTAATGCAGACTGCATTATATTGTTATAATTTTCATCCAATTCCATTTAAGATAATATATGGATGTAGAGATTCACAAGAGATAACTGAATTCGATGTTACTCTTGCTGAAGATAAGAATAGAATTTTAGTTGATGGAAAAGAATATAAGAAATTTCCATTAGCAATATCAGATATTAAAAGAAGATTCGATAAATTCCAAAAGCATATAGATGAAGATGATATTGTTCCTAGAGATTATTCTCCTTTAGGAATGACAGATGCTGAAATAAGTATTCTAAATGGTTTAGGAGAATTAAATAGAACAGAAGCTAAAGCATTTAAGGATGGTAAGAAAATAGTTAAGTTACCTTGGCAATGTTCTTATTGTGATTATGGTGATATGTGTAGAATAGAAGCAAGAAAAGAAATCGGTGGAGTTAAAGGTCGACCCGATTTAGTAATAGTAGATGAAGATAAAAAAAACAAAAATGAAATCAAAGATAGACTCAAACAAACAAACGAACCCTTCCCAGATAGGAAAGGACCTAGTAAAAGAAAACCAAAAAAAAATACAGGAGCTAAAGCAACAAAATGATCAGGAGTTTATGAATGAACTACAAACTTTGTTGTCAAAGTATAAAAAGGTTCCTTCAATTAACTTTGTAGACGAACAATAATGTTTATTAAAAAGATACTATCATTATTTAAAATGAATCGAAAAGTAATTCGGAGTATCTTAACATTGCTAAATGCATTAATCTTCAGTATAATAATTATTGTAGACATTATAGCATTCTTTCAGGACAGAGATTTAGAATTATTAATAGTTCTAACACTCTTAACTGGATCTCTTGTAGCTTATTCACAGGCTTGGTACTTCGGTAGTTTTAATCTTAAACAAGAAGAGACAGAAGTAAAACTTACTCAAGATATAAAACCAGAAGTAAGATTTATTGAGAAGCCAACAAGTAAAGCTGAAGCAGATGAATTAGCTTCAAGAGAAATGGAAGAAGATTAGTATGGGCATTGAACAAAAAGAATTAAATCCGAATTCAGTTGGTGTTAAAACTAAGGACTTAACTCCTCAGCCTTTGTATTGGGATGAAAAGAAAAAGAAAATCTTAGATATGATAATCAATCAGAATTGTTCAATTAAAGCTATTGGAGAAGAAGTAGATCTTGCTCCATGGAGAGTTTCTAGATTTATTAGAGACAAAGAATTTCAACGTAGGTATACAGAAATTGTAGAAGCAGGAACAGAACAATTACTTGGAGAGAACAAGAGACATATCCAAGAATTAATGAGGATACTTAGAAGGGAAATTAAATATAAGATTACTAAATTAAGTCCAGATAGATTATTAACTGAGTATCGTTTATTACTTCAAGGTATTTCTGCACCAGTTAAAGAAAATTCGAAGGGACCTAAGTTCCAACAGAATATTATTAATCCACAATTAATTTCAGCAGATGCTTTAAAAATTATTGAGAAGGCTGTACTTAAAGATCAAAAATTTATACCATTAGAAGTATCGTCTGAAGAAATTAATGAAGCTACAAATGGAAAACGAGAACAAAAAAAATCTTGATCTTATTTCATCGGCCAATATCGCAACATGGATTAAGCTTATTGATTTAAAAACATCGAAAGGTATTCCTTTAACATGGGATAACCATCCTTTTATGGTACAACCATTAATGGATTGGTCTCAGAATATTGTTTTTAAAAAACCTGTTCAAGCTGGATTCTCTACAATTGCATTAACAAAAATTTTACATAAAGCTTCTAAGGAAAATATCTCTGTGATTTATACATTACCCACGACTTCTGATGTACGTAAGTTTGTAACTGCTAGAGTAGATCCAATGCTTGAGAACTGTGTTTATCTACAATCTAAGATGAAACCATTTGGTTCTACGTTAGCTGATTCAACTGAATTAAAAAGAATAGGTGGATCTTCTTTGTACTTCAGAGGTTCATGGAGTGAACAACAAGCCCAGAGTATTGATGCAGACATATTAGTAATTGATGAATTGGATTTTTCTAAACCAGATATTGCAGAGATGTATGAAGAAAGATTAGAAGGTGCTGATTCATTAGGAATGATGTACCAATTCTCCGTACCTTCTCTTCCTGGAGTTGGAGTTGATAGACTATATGAAGACTCATGTCAATATGAATGGTTTAATAAATGTCCTCATTGTAAAAAACTTCAAAGTTTAAATATCTTTGAGAACATAAATAGAGAAAGAAAAATTTATATTTGTAAATATTGTAAAAAAGAATTAAAAGATATTGTAAGACGTTCTGGAATTTGGATTGCAAAATTTCCAAAAAGACCAATACATGGTTATCATATTTCTCAGTTGGCTTGTCCATGGATTTCAGCAGATAGATTATTAAAGAAAGAAGAAAAAGCTAAGTCTAAAAAACATTTCTATAATTATTCATTAGGTTTAGCTTATCAAATGCAAAGTAAATTAATGGGTGATAAAGAAATGTATAGATTGGTTGGTGATCAAGAACCATTATTATCTGCAGATGCAACGGTAGTAGGGATAGATCAAGGTGATATATTTTATATTGCAATAGGAAGATTAGAAAAAATAAATGGAACTAATGAATATCAAAAAAGAATTGTTAATTTATTAACAGCAGAAACTCCAGAGGAAGTTGAAACAATACTTGAGAGATATGGAATGCGTTTTGGAGTACTGGATGCAATGCCAAATAAACATACAGCTAAACAATTAGCTCAAAAGTTTAGGGGAAAATTATTCTTATCTTATTATCAAACAGGAATGTCAGCTAAGAAAAGAAAGAAAGAAATAGAATGGGATTTATCTGGACAAATAGTGAAGGTTCAAAGGACAGAAAGTTTAGATGCTTTAGTACAAAGTTTAGATAAAGGACAATGGGTATTGCCAAATTTATGTGCCAATGTTAAAGTGATGATAAAGCACGTCAAGAATATTTCTGTTAAGTATGTTAATAGATTTGGGTTAACAACTAAAGTTTATGATCATAACGGACCAGACCATTATTTCCATGCATTAAACTATCTGAACTTAGCTTTTGAAAAAGCTCCACGTTTTATGCAGGGTTCAGACGATGCTAATCCTGGAGTTAGATATTCTAGTTTAGATAATAAAAGTCAATCTAATGAAGTTCCATCAATTGAAGATATATTATCTAATAGAGATGGAGTTACTAGAGTCGATGTTCTCGACTAATAATATATGAGTAAAATTACAACTTCAGATGCACAAAGTTTAATTGAAAATAAAGTTAATATGCTTTCAGAAAAGAAAGCTATTTGGCTTAAGTATAGTAATCTTTTTAAAGGACAAGCTTGGTGGGCTAATAAAATTCAATACGAAGGATCTAAGTCATCAGATATTGATAATCAAATATTTCCATTAATACAATCCTTAACTGGATATCTTCAAAAGATTTCAATTGTAGATCGTGTTATGCCACCATCAACTGACGATGAAATAGAAAGAAATATAGCAACTAATTTTGAGCATGCACTAGATGATTTTTGGTGGTACAATCAAAGACGCTCTCGTCTTCAATCTTGGTTTAGAAATACATTAATTAAAGGAGTTACTTATGGATTTATTAGGATAGATCCAAATGCAAACTATCCTTTTATTTTAGATACATTTGGTCCAGAAGATTTTGTTTATGGATCAGAGATAGTAGATAACATTCAATCTCAGCCATGGATTGCACGAATTGCTACTTCAACAAGAAATCAAATTGTTAATATGCTTAGTAGTACTGAAGAAAAGAAAGCTCAGAATGAACAACTTATAGCTAAACTTACTTTAAAGTATTCAGATCCCAAAGCCGTTGTAGGTATTTGGGATTTTTGGGCTAAGGAAACTAGGCAAAACATTTTAATGACTGATAGTGGAATAGCTATAAAGAAAAGAGATTGGCCATATAAACATTTAGAACTTTATCCATTCTTTGAATTACAAGATATTCCAATACTTGGTTGTGCACAACCAATTTCTACAGTTCAAATGCTTTATGCTTTACAACGAGCATATGATAAACAAAAGATTCAGATAAAAGAGAATGCTGAATTCATGGGTAACCCACCTATTGTAGTTGATGTAGAATCTGGGATTGACACTAAAAAGATTGAAGGTAAACCTAGATTAATTATTAGAAAATATAAAGATGGTGAATTTAGAATTGTTCCAGTTCCTCCTTTGCCTGGGTATGTAGAAAGACAACCAGAAAAAACTAGACAAAGTATGGAACGTGTAGCCGCTTGGAATGATATGATGTCTTCTGGACAATCAAGTGGACAAAGAGAGAAAGGTGCAATCTCTTTATTAATGAATTCTTCTTATACAGCATTAGATCCTAAACTTAAAAATTTAGAAAAAGCATTAAACGATGCTAATCAAATTGTAATTGGATTCTTAAGAGAGTTTTCTTTTTCAACTAAGAAAGCTTTTGAATATAGAAAAGCTTCTTCATATGAGGGATTTTCTCCTTCAGATATTAAAGGAGCATATTTATCTGATGTAGATATAAAAGGATTAGAACCTGAGCGTGAAAAATTAAGAGCTCAAGAAGTTGCAATGTTTTATAAGCTAGGAATAATTGGTAGAAGGAAAGCATTAGTAGAACTTGGAGATAAAGATCCAGATCAAACTATGGAAGAACAAGACCAAGAACAGAAAGAAGCTTTATTAAAAGAGAAAGAGAAAGCTGAATATATAGAAAGACAAAGAGCTACTGAAACACCTCCTGTTCAAGAAACATCACCTGAAGGTGGACCTTCTAATCCAGAAGATGGAAAGCCAACACCAATTGATGGGACAGAAAGTCCTCAAGAAGAACCAGCTCCAACAGAAACTCCAGTAGAATCTACTAATGAACCTCAAGAAGATAGAGCTTATCCAAAATTTATAGATTATATGGGGAATATTTTAATGCCTGGTTTAAGATTAAGATTAAAGAATCTTAAATTTAAAGATGAAGTTAGGATAGTAAAGCCTGGACCAAATACAGTTGTAGCTAAGAACGTTACAATCTTAGCTCCAAATCAAGAAGATAGGATTGAAATTGTAACTGCTATTCCAGAAGCTGCTGGTAAGATTATCTTTATAAAAGGAGTTTCTTCTAATTTAAAAAAAAAAGATAAAGTAGAAGATTCAGGATCAGATAAAGATTTAGTGTCTGCTAATATTTTATTTGGTCAGATTAAAAAAGGGATCATCAAAAGTTCAACAATTAAATCTAAGAATTTAAATCAATTTAAAGATATGCCTGGCATGTATATAGTAGAACCACATGCAGAAATGATATGGACAAGGCAAAAGAAATTAATTCTTAAAGGAAGAGCATATCCTAATTTTGTAGATAAGGATGTTTTATTAATTGGTGATAAAGTTTATGGAGTTATTCGTTTAATCCACGGAGGTAGAATATCAGATAAAGATATAACACGATTTGAAAAGTTACATAGAGTAACTGAAAAGGAAAGAAGAAAATGGTGGGGTAGAAAACCATTATATGCTTATGCTTTTCAAATTAAAAGATTTGATACACCATTAGCTTATGAAAAACCAAAAGGTCTTCAAACTTATTTAAAGAATGTAAAGCTTATTGATCCAGAAGCTGAGGTTAAAGATGTCAAGCAAGCAGTTCCAGCGACTGGTGGTTTAAAAATTAAACCAATTGTTCCAGGTCGTCCATTCCCAGTAGCAAAACCAGAGAAGAAAGCTTTAAAAACTTCAGAAGTTTATTCAGTAGCACGATTAAAAGCTGTATTACCAGAAGGAAAGAAGTGGGATGTTAGTGAGAAGCTAGATGGAATAAGGTGTCAAGCTACTAAGAAAGGAGATAGTGTTTTATTATTTAGTAATGAAGCAAATAAAATTCCACTAGATAGAGTAGCTCCAATAGTTAATGAAATTAAAAAGAAATTTCCATATGATGTTAGTATAGATGGAGAGTTAATGTTATTTCAAAAAGGTCATAGTTTAAAACATCAAGGTATTGCTGGATATATTCATTCAAAGAAAGAATCATTACCATTAGAATTAGCTGGATTAAGATATAAAGTATTTGATATCTTATATGTTAAGGATACTGATATTTCTAAGAAGCCTTATGAAGCTAGATCAAAAGCTTTAGATCTATTTCTTAAAACTGGTGGTCAAGTATTAAGAGCTAAACATCAAGTAGGAACAATAGATCAACTCCCATCTTTAATAAAGAAGATTACTTCAGATGAAGGAGTTATTGTTCGTGCTATAGATGCATCTTATTTTCATAATGCATTAATGTATAAAGTAAAAAAGAATTTTGACTTAGATGTTAAAGTACTTAAGAAAGAAACAACAGCCAATGGAGGATATGTTTATCATACTGCATTAAGAGATGGTACTTATATAGGACAAACCTATGCACAAAAATATCTTAATGCTAAACATGGTGATGTGATTAGAGTTTCAGTTGAGCATGTTACATTAAGACCATCAGGTCAGCTTTCTTGGTTTTCACCTAAACCAATTAATTTAAAAACTAATACTAAGATTGGAAGATCAGATACACTTGCTCAAGTTAAAGAAATTTATTTATCAGGAGGAGGAGATTTAAAACGCTGGGGTATATGGTTACCTAAATTTGTAGTATGGAGAAAAACTCAAATGCCAAAGTTAATAGCTAAAATAAAGAAATGATAAATCAAATGGATTCAACTACTAAGAAGTATAGACGAGAAGTAGTTACAAATTTATTACGAATTAGAATAGATTTAGGAAAAGTTATTACAGATAAAAAAGAACTAAACTTTACAGATTATACTTTGTATGATAAATTATTAAAAGGAAAATATTTTAATAAATTAACTAAGGAAAAATAATATGTCTAATTATTATAGAGAAAAAGGTAAGAAGAAAGTCTATACAAAAGAAGCTGGTAAATGGCGACATGTTGGATATGATGAAGCTAAGAAAAAGGATATCTGGAAAGACGTTAAGGAAGTAAAAGCTGGAGCCTTTGGTTTTATTACTAATAATAAATTAAGTTCTGTTAGACAATTAGCTGCAGAAAAACTTTTATCAAGACAAAGAGTTCCAAAAGATAAAGTACAGAAAAAAGAAAAAACTTCTTATAGTCAACCTAAAACTAAAGCACAGACTAAAGCTAAAGAAGATTATGCTTCAAAGCAAGATGCTGCAAAGAAACAATTGGGGTATAAGAAAGAAACTAATAAAGAAGCTAGTGATGCTGTTAAGAAATCTAGATCTCAATTTATTAGAGTTGCAACTTTAAAGGATGGTAATGTAGTCGGATATAAATCTGATGGTAGTTGGACTTTAATAAAAGGTAAATATACTAGACGTGTTACATTAAAGGATGGTACAATGGTTGGATACAAAGCTAATGGAACATGGAATGTTATCAAGTATGGAACAAAGAAAGAATCAACAACAGGAAAGTCTAAGTATATAAGAATGAAAAGACTAGCAGATGGTAGATTAATGGGATTAAAAAAGGACGGTACATGGGAACAAAATGCTGAGATGTAGTATTAATAAATGGAAAAGAAATTATCTTAACATTTAAATAATTTATATAGGTCGATTAATAGCAGGCTATTGCTCTGCTTACAAATAATTATAGGAGATATAATTATGGCTAAGAATAAAAAAACCACTAAATTAGTTGGTTATGGTTACGGACTCAGCCGCTAAAACTCCTAAGTAATAAATAAATAAGTACAAATTTATGGCTAATGTATGGTTAGTGTTAGTTAAAAAGCACACAAAAGCAGTTGCCGCTGAAAAAGCAGCTGGCAAATTTAAAGGCAAAGTAATGGCAGAAGCTATTAAGAGAGCAAAAGCTGAGTACAATAAGTCTAAGGGTGAAACCGAAACCAAAGACGAAACTAAAAAAGAAGACGAAGAAACCGAGGAAGCTTAATTAATTTAAAATTATGGAAAAAGAAAAAAAAGTTGACTCTGTCGATATTGAAGGTGGTCCTTCAAAAGAGCCAGAGATAAAGTTGGAAGATTCTAAGGTTGATAATCCGTTAGCGGATACAAAATTAGATGAACGTACAAAAAAAATAGAGGCTCGCGAAGAAGCAGTTGAGTCTAAGCTCAAAGAGATAGGCGAATCGCAAGAATTATTTCGTAAAGAATGGGATGAAAAAGCTTCAGAAATGGATGCTCTAAAAGAGTTAGCCGAAACTCCAGATGAGGATCTAGAAGATGTAGACTTTAATGAAGGAGATGAAGACGTTAAGAAAGAAGATGAAAAGGTTGATTTAGAACCTTCAGCACCAGTTGAGGGTACTGAATTAGATACCGGGTTTGAGAAGACAGTTGAAAGAGAGATAAAAGACGAAAGTGAATTTAGGAAAAAAGTTCTCTCTAATCAAAAAATCTTAAACCGAAAATTTGCGGAGCGTGAACTTAATGAGGAATTAGACAAAGCTGTTATCGCATATCCAAAGATGGATAAGCGGGAAGTCCTCTTTGAGATTCAAAAAGATCCCACTCAAGATGTTATCAAGCTAGCTGAAAAATCTGAAATAGATTCTATAGCTAGACAAGATGCACTGAAAGAGGAACTTAAACTTGAACTCAAAAATGAGGCAGACGGTGTCAAAGCAGAGACCGAAAAGACGGAAACTATTCCGTCCGCACCCGCGAGTGATGCTATTCCTTCACGTCAAGAGAAGTCTAAGGATCGCTGGGCGCAAGCGACTAAAGAGGCTCAGGTTGATTTGGGTGAAGTAACTTAATCTTAATATAAGATTCTTAACAATTAATATTTATTGTTACGAACATGACTTTAACATACGATTCTTTAGATGCAACAACGCAAACACGTTTTATCCCAGCTTTGAAAGATCAGATTTTTGAATCCAACATCTTACTATATCGTTTGCTTTCAAAAGCAGATAATGTAGGTGCTAAGATTGGTGGAACAAAAGTTATTGAACCTCTCGAATATGTGGTTTCTACAAAAGTAGGATCTTTCAGCAAGGGTGATTCTTTAACAGCTGCCGAGGAAGAGTTTATTACCGCTGCAGAATTTAGTTGGAAACGAGAACATGCTGATCTTTATATTGATGGCTTAGAAGAAGTCGAGAATAGAGGTTCAGCACGAGTTATTGATTTAGTAGCGGCTAAAATGAAAAGCGCTTCTAAGTCTTTAGGTGATTCTATGGCTACTCAATTGTTTAGTGATGGTACTGGAAACTCAGCCAAGGACCTTTTAGGTTTAGCAGCTGCAGTTGATGACGCCACTAACGTTGATTCCTATGGAGGCATTACTCGTTCAACTGATGGTGATGCATGGTGGAAGGCTTATTACGATAGTAATGCTAATAACTTTACTTTAGCTGAGCTTCGAACAGCTTATGCTTCTTGTAGAGTTAGTGGCGATGTACCTACTTTGATTATTTCTGATTCGACTGAAATGAATAACTACGAGAACCTATTCTTGAATACTACTAATACTATGTGGACATCAGCTCTACAACCAAAGGTATTAGATGGATCATTCGAGTCTTTCAGTTTTAAGGGTACTCCTTGGGTAGAAGACAGTCACTGTCAAGCTAAGCGTCTATACATGTTGAATGAGAACTATCTGCAATTCCGTATCCTTCGCGATTTCTTTAATAAGGGATGGCAAAGGCCGATTAATAAGGATGAATTAGTTTCTCATATCATCTGGTACGGAGCATTCACCTGCAACAACTGTAGGATGAGTGGTCAAATGCGTAGAACTAACTAGCCAGTAAGTTGAAAAGGCTGATAGCGTCATCAGCCTTTTCTTTCTAAATTATATGAAAAAATTAAAAGTCGGTATTCTAGGGAATACCAAACTCTCACACTTTATACTTGAAAAACTAAATAAGAATAAAAATCGCTTTGAAGTTTTTAAACATAATGCGTGGGATCAAGAGTTTATAGATATAGGTGCATTAGATATTTTGTGGGTATGTAAATTATTTAAATCAAATAAACAATTAAAGAAAAATGTTATTCGTTTAATAGCAGAATATAATCCAACGATCTGTTTTATTTCTAATTCTGTAAAACCATTTACAACTTTAGAATTACAAAATAAAATAAAAGAGTTAGGATTAAAAACTCATTTAATTTATACAGATAGTTCTTGTCCAGAAGTTCTGTTAGATTATCAAAGATATATTCATGCATTTAATTTATTAATTGGTTGGGATTTAAAAGGATCTTTATTATTAGCTAAAACACATTTTTCAGAATTACAAATTCCTATCCGCTCTATCAAGGGATCTTTTAATCTAGAAATCAGTAAGCTATTGATTAATTATAATTATCTGTTGTATAATTATTGTGAACAACAAAGGAAAAGAATTTTTAGAAAATACGAATACAAGAATAAAGATATAGATAGAAATGTTTTTGAAGATATAATGTTTGAAGTTAATGAAGGATTAATTGAAATTCAAAAACCTAGTCTAATTCTTCCTACCATTAATCAAGATATTAAAATTGGAAATAAAGAATGTCTAAAATTCCTACCTAATAGTTTAAGATTTAGATTCTTAATATATTCAGATAAAAAGACAAATGAATTAAAGAATAGAATTAAAAATGTCTTTAGATTAATGTGGTTAAAAGTTAAAGGTCGAATTAATATAATTAAAAGGAAATTTCAACATGCAAAATTATCGAACAGTTTACGTAGTAAATCCAGGAAAAAGACACTTTGATGGAATGCTTGATGGTATTACTTATAAAGTACCAGCCAAAGGTTTTTTACCTGTAGTTCATTTTGTTGCTAAGCATATCATGGGACAAAATGAATCATTGTTAGAATTCGAAAGCATTATTGATGTTATCAATAAGATTAAAGAACTAGGTACTTATGATGTTTATTTTACTCCACGAGTAAAAGCTAGTACTCCAGCTCCAGCTTCAGATGAAGTAGAGTCAGAGGAAAGCCCAGAAGCTACACCGGAAAAATAATTATTATCTAATACAATTAAACCATGGCCTTACCCTTTAAGACTTACGCCACGATAGGTGGAAAACGTTATCGGATATTCAAGCCTAAAGAATTTCCTGATAAAGTATTCGCTTATGATATTGAGCAAAAAACTGCTCATCGTATTGATGAACCGATTTTGAAATTGCTTAATATAGATAAGGCAACTTTTCGTCCATATCAAATTCCAAATATATTAGTTGGGATTAGTGCTGGACAAGAATGGAATGAATCTTGGTACAAACAAAAGTTTGAAAAGACTGGACCAGTCAAAGCAAGTTTTGAACCAAAGAAGATTCCAGGGCTAGATCAAATATCAGAACTAGCAAAGAAAGTTGCCTTTGGACAAAAGTCTGATGAGGTACGTCAGCTTCAAGATTTATTAAAGGATGCAGGATATTTTCCTACACCTAAATTATCTACTGGTTATTATGGTCAAATAACTAAGCAAGCTATCGAAGCTTTTGAAAAGAAGAATGTGAAAGCTCCAGACTATAAAAGCTTTGATACACAAAGAGGCTATGCTTTAATTAGAGAAAAAGATACATTAGAAGTATATACGTTGGATCCAAAAACCGGCCAGGCGCGTTGGCTTACAGCCGAAGCAGTGCGTCCAGCCGGTTTTGATTTGAAAAAAGTTACTGAAGTTCCAAAAGGATATGTTGGACAGTTCACAATGAAAGAGAAGTGGACTCCTCAAAGTATTAAAACTACTACAGCTAAGTTAAAGAAAGCTATTGATGCATCTGATAAAGCTAAAGAGTTTAGTAGTTATAAAGAAAAGCAAGATAAATTTAAAACAGTTGAACAAGTTAAGCGTTGGAGTTTTGAAACAAAAGCAGATGCAGCTAAAGCAGTAAATGCTTATGCTGATTTTTTAAAAAGTCCTATTCTAAAGACAGATCAAGTAACGCCAGCTTTTGCCAAGAAAGCATTTGATTATAAATTATCTGATTCTGATGTTGTAGCTAATGAGCTAAAAGATTATGGGAAGATTACACAAAAAGAGAAAGATAAATTAGATAAACAATATGGATTTGATCCTGCTTATGGTAATGAATTAATAAAGAAAGCTCAGATAGAAAGACAAAAAATAGAATCTGAAGAAAAATTAAAAGTTGGATTTATAGATCCTGAGACTGGAGAAGATAAATTTCCAGTATCTTTAGATCTTGAAACTGCAATTAAAGAAATAAATAAAGAGACTGAGCATCTTGATAATTTACAAAAAGAATTTATAAATAAAGTTAAAGAGTATCAAGAAAAATTAAAAGAATCAGAAACTTATAAAGGACAATCTGAATCTTTATATAAAGATATTGATAAATTGGAAACACAAATTGTATTTGAAGAATCAGAAGATAATCCAGATAAAGAAAAATTAAATAATTTAAAAACAGAATATAATAAAGCACGTGATAAGGTCAATGCTTTTAATTTAAAATATAAACCTATTACTAATGCTCTTACTAATCTAGAAAAAGAATTAACTATCTTAGAATCTAAGAGTGAAAATATTAGAGCAAAGTTTGATAAAGAAAATATGTCAACTAAGTGGGCAAATCTTTATGCTTTAATAGATTATAATACAAACATGGAAGCTAGAGTCAATGAATGGATTAGAGTAGAAGAAAAAGGAATCATTCAGTTATATGAAACTGGTACTATAACTAGTAGTCAAGCTATTGAAAGATTGAATGCAAATATTTCTGATCCTAAAGATTATTATACTACAAAAATATTTAAAGATTTTTTAAGTGATAAGACTATTCGTAGAAGGAAGCAATCAATAAAACATGAGATGGCAGAGATATTTATGAAAACAGCAGAATCTGATACTGAATTTAATATTGCTGTTGATACTTTAAAAAATACTTTAAAAGAAGGATGGAAGGTAGTAGAGAAAGGTATGAATATTTATTGTGCACATTTTACTGTTCCATTTCAATTACTTGCTGATATAAAAGAATTCAGAGGAATGAGTAAAGAGATGGATACTTTTATTGATACATTACCTACAGCAGCTAAAATAAAAAAGATGAGTCCAGAGCAGCGTGAAAAAGAAGTTGAAAAACTTTTAGCTATTCAGGTTACAGCAAATAAAATAATAAAAGAGATGCCTGTTCAACAAGGAGATACATGGTTAGAAAGACAAAATAAAGAAGCTATATATATGGCTAAATCATTAGCTGATAAAGTATGGAATACTGATTGGTCAGAAGTAGATTTATATGAAGCACTAGAAGGCGATCTATGGGTTAAAGAAAAATATAGATCTGGAGTTAAAGGTTCATTAGGTTTAATACTTGCAGCTTATATGTTTAGAGATGGGATGAGAAATGATTCAACATATACTAATATTTTTAAAAATATTAATAAGAAAATTATTCCTACTATAAGTCATCTTGGTGGTGGTCCTTATGTAGTAGCTAAAAATTTAGCTTTGAATAAATTTCTTGGTAAAGCATTTAAAAATACAATAGGATCTGGATATACAAAATATATTACTGGACCTTATGGTATTCCAACAATAAATAATGTTATTAAATCTTCATTTGCTAGTGCTTGGGGTAAAAACTTTCCTAAGTTATTAAAAGCTAAGATTCAAAAGATTGGAATGACTAAAGCAGAACAAGCCGAAGCAAAGATTCTTTATAATTTAGAAAAGAAGATTGAAGAATTTGCACCGACTCCAGCTGCTAAAAAAAGATTATCTGATATTATTAGTCAGAAGGTTAAGCCTGATGAACTTTTTTATAGTGCTAAAGCTGGTGAAATTATTAAAGATGGTAAGACTGCAAATGAATTAGCCTTTGAGTTTTTAGCTGAGATAGATCCAGCTTTTTATGGTGAACTAAAAAAACTTAGAGACTTAGGATTTGAAATGAAAGAGATGCCAAAGTTTATTGCTGCCTTAAGTAAGGGAGGAAAACTTAAAGCTGAAATGACATTTAATTCAATGGCTAGAACACTTGGTGGTAAAGCAGAGAAGTGGATGCAGGATGATATTATAAAACTTAGAATGTATTCAGAGACAGTAAAAGGTAGAAAAGATTTTCTTAATGTTTTAAATAAAACATATAGTAAATCTATTGTTAAAAGAATTGTAAAATTAGAAAATGAACTTAAAGAATTTAGTGATGCGGTTAGAAATATTAATGGTAAATTAGGTAAGCCAGTTAATATACCATGGGCCAATACAAAAGGAATAAAAACTTATACATGGTTAGCAGATGATAAGCAATGGAATAGTTTAAAATTACCTAAAGGAGCTTCAGGTACTTTTATGAATCTTAAAGGTTCTAAAGCTTTAGCAAAATATACTGGAGTTAAAGCTCTTGCTAATCCTAATAAAACATTCAGAGTTAGTATTGTTAAGAAAAGTTTAACAAGAACTATTGATGATGTAAGTTCAGTAACATTCCATGAATCTGCACATGCAATTATGGATGCTGGTAGTAGTTTATTTTATAAAGGTAAATCTTTAGATGATTTTTTAATGTCTAACTTCGAAGAAAAGATTAAGAAAAGTTCTATCTTGAGAAAAATATTTGATAATTTATCACAAGGATATTTTCAAAAAGCTGTAAAGGATTTATCTGTTGAACAAAGAAAATTTTTAATAAGAGAATTTTATGCTGCTATGGTTGAAGTTCAACAAGCAGTTAATTCAAATTTAAAATTAAGTTTAAGACATTGGCCAAAGCTAGCAAAGGTTGATATTAATAAAGTTTCACAAGTCAAAAGTTCAATGGCAGATTTAGCAAAGAATGGAAAGCTTTTTAATACAGATGAACTTGCTATATTTTTCCCAAAGACTTTATCTGAAATAGATAAAAAATTATTAATTAAAAAATATGGGAAAGAAAAAGCAGATGAAATGATACAGGTTCTAGAGAATGGATTAATAGTTGAATCAAAAAAGATTCCATATTTTGAACCTTATAGACATGGATTTGTAGAAATGAAAGGACCTAAAGCTAAAGCTATTCAAAACAAAGAGATAGATACTACAATTCCAAAAATGGTTAAGGGTTATGAAGATCCTAATCTTAAGATACAATTAGATCCATATGATCTTACTCCTGGAATGTTAAGATCAATTACAAGAAGAATTAATCCTGCAAAGGCTGAGGATATAGCTTTAATATTAAAAGATATTGGCATTCAAAGTAAGCCAGCTTTAATTAAATATACTAATGCAGCAATTAAAGATGGTAAGTTTCCTAGGATAGATCCATATCTTAATGAATTTATTGGTAAACCAAATGAAATTATTCGAGCATTAAAAGAAGGAAAGGTAAAGCAGATGCAGAAGATGGCAAGAATTAAAGTAGGAAAGCTTGTTAAAAAAGAAATGGCTAAGCCATATATTACTGATCTACAAAGAAAAGCTATTCAGAAATGGTATGATGAATTTACTAATAAAGAATTTGTAACTCTTGGTTCTGTAGAAGACCTATTAAAATCATTAGGAATTTATCCAAACACTGCTGGTGCAGAGAGATTAAAATTATTTGATCTTGAGATAGTTGGTGGTAAGAGGTGGTTAAGTGGACCATTATGGCTTAAGGATTTTGGAACTGGATCATGGAAAAGAACTCATCCTAAACAAGCATCAATACTTCGTGGAATATTTACAATCTTAAATACACCACAAACAGTATGGAAGTACTCAGTTTTATTTTTACGTCCAGGTTGGGGAGTAAGAAACATAATGGATAATAGTATAAAGATGGGATTAGTAGCTGAAGGAGGAGATAGTTTAAGATCAATGAAGATGATTGCAGCATCAGCCACACCATTAGGATGGAAAAAAACAAGAAGAGCAATGCAAGAAGGAACTGGAATGGGAAAGATATTTGAACAAGGTACTTTATTCGCAGCTGAAAATGCAAACTATATGAATAAGGCAGCTAAAGCAATTTCTTTTTGGTTTGTTGATAAAGCAGGA